TGAACTCTAGGCTCAGTACTACCAATTAGCCCGACCCCTCGTTTAATCGGGATTATTTCTGCATCATTCTTCATCGAAGTTTATTGTATCTGGTTTATTAAAAGGTGAGTCTGGAACGATCTGGACTGTCTTGGAGAGAGAAGGTTTGAAAAAGACAGGGGGGGTCGCCGTGCTATTAAAAAAACGACCACCTTTAGCGCTATTACATGACTTACACATGCTTTGTAGGTTGTCTGGACTCCACATGTCACCACCCTTAACTCTAGGTATGATGTGATCCACTGTGTGCGCTGGCCTGTTACAACTCACGCATGTCCACCCATCACGATCGAGTATTTGTATGCGTAGCTTCTGCCACTTGCCACTACCTATAGCTCTTTTACTCAATGCCATCCTTTAGTCTTGAAATGATTTAATGCTTTACACATAGAACCATATCTATTTAAATTGTATTTGATACCCCAGTCTACTTGCTTAAAGCCATCTACCTTAGCCAAGTACTTAGATTTACCTTGTGGTATGCCATAGTGTGAGCCATTGCGAGCGCTTGGATTCCACCTACTCTCATGATGGTACAACTCATCTAAGCAATAGAACTCTGTGAATGAATGATTTAACTGTATGAAAGCATATTGCTTATAGTAAGTAGGTTTATGTAATTCACGAGATTCAGCTCTTTCAAGGCCAACAATTTGTACTACAAATAGAGCGGTGCCAACTAGCGTGCACCTTGCGAGCAATCCCCTACGGGGCTCGCCTTTTCGCCTTGAGGGCGAATGCGATCTAGAGCGTATCATATGGTGTCAAATCCTGTAAGATAACCGCAGGTCAGACGGCGTGGCGAAGAATGGCACAAATTCATACTGATCGATCCAAGTACAATCATAACCAGCCTCACTCATGGTTTAGAGCCCCATCCAGTACCCTTTAAGATTATGCCAGGTGCTGAATACATACGTGCCATATCTAGCCCACATTTAGGGCAAAGCATCCCGCCATCATCCTCTTTATATGTCCTATGAACTGATCCATAAGTACCACACTCATTACAGCTATATTCATACGTTGGCATCATATTCTCCAATCAATAGGCAAGTGTGGCAAGGCAGTGTGTCAAACTGCCAAGCCCCACAGCTATTACATCTACTAACCTTGCTATCTTTAGGTGCATCCTTTTGCTCAGCTATGTTCTTAACACCAACACAGCCACAGTCCATACACTGATACATCTTGAACCCATCTGGCATATCTGCCTGGTCAAGCCATAAGAACTCAGTGCTACGACTACACCCATTACATTTGAATTTAGTCACGAGCTATCAATTCGTGGCATCGAAAGCATGTGCCATCTTTGAAAACCCTATCATCGCCACACATCTCGCATGTGATAACAGACTTTACTAAATGCACACCACTATCATCTATTTCGACAGTAACTCCACTGCCATTAATAAATGCGATATAGCCCATATCTACTCCTTATCCTTGAAGTACCAAGCGCCTGTGCTGGTCTGAGATGCCCATTTAGCATGTTCTTTGATATTGCCTAGGCATACATAACCATAGAAAGGCTTCTTGGTTGTTTTGCTAACACCTGTGCGTAGAGTCATGCCCTGACTACAGCAATCTACTGGTGGCTTAGGTGTATCTGGCACAGCTGCAACCCAATCAGTAGTAGTCCACTGAACTGGATCTTCTAGCTTGTTTTCGACTGTAAAAACTGCTCCACTTGAAGTATTAGCAACTCGTTGCATTTCTGTTCGGCTAGGTCTTGCACCTTTTTTCGAATAGATGTAATTTGCCAAAGCCCTACCAATTGCGCTGCTTTCTGCAAGCTCACAAGCAAACTTATTGAAGCTCGAAGTAGTGCGTATCTCCGATGCCCAACCAGTCGCAACTGGAATCGCATCAGCCGTAGTTCGGTATAAGCGAGCCACAAACACAAATTCATCTGGATTAGAATTCGGGCGATTAATAAGTTCTGTTTGAATAGATCCATCTTCATTATCTTTCCACCATTTTTCTAATCGTTCTTCAACTGTTTCATAATCATCTAAGTTAAATGCCATTAGTCCACCCAGTCCAATCCCTCATCGGTTAATGCATCGTGGCATGTTTTTGATATTGCAATATAACCGAGCGCATCTGCGTAGTTGTCTTGGTACTGTGGACTTTCCACGCTTCGGCTGATTTTGACCATCGCCATACACATAGCGACCTGGTTAGCTGTAATTGGATAGCCAAGGTAGGCACTCCACAATTCACCGATCCTTTTATGCTGCGGATACGGATGGCCGTACTTTGCACCTCTTTCGTGGATAGTGTCTGTAACATGGCTAAATAGCTGCTCAGTTGTTGTGGACATCGTTATCGACCATTCTTCGGTGCATATCCCAGCCGTCTTTACGGCCTCGCCAGTAATGTATAGTTTTGACGTTTTCAATATATGTGCCAATAGCCCAGGTAAGTAAGAACCCTACGACTACTCCCCACATAATTAGATACCCAAAGTCTTTCAGCTCTGTGTACATGTAGCCCTACTTTCTATGCTCACGCTTTGTGGCATGGAAATAGTGTGACACCTGTGTACGACTTTGTGGATGATTTAGAGCCTATATTTGATAACGATTTGGTAACGTTATTTGTAGAGTTTGCCCTCAAATATAAAGCTGCCATCTGAATTTATAGGGATGGTTATTACCTGGACTTTACGCTCGTGCACATAGGCCACAGCGAAACCTTGTTGCCAGTTAGCATAGCCCCTTGTGTATGCCATGCCTGAACTGCTTAAATCTACTAAATTGCCAACCTCAACACCCCACACAGTACGCCCTAATTGGCCTCTAGATGCCTCTGTAAAGGCCGATTGGCCTAATCTATGGGTATGCCCACACACCACGCTCTTACCAAGCCTTCTAGCCCCATTTAAGGCCGTTTGTCCAGGTACTTGGCTAAGAGGGAAAGCGTCACCATGAACGGCTGTCCAGCCTGGTGCCCAATCGAGCCCAAAGGGGTGGAATTTAATCTGGAGTTTGTCATATCCCATAAAACGTTCATACTGCATTTCGGGTAAGTTGAGGAAAGATGGAAGTCTTTTTTTAATTGATCGGTAGAGTCTGATTCCATGGTTACTCCCTAGTACATCTGTTACTCCTAAGTAACTTAATACTTCTTGTGTTTGTTTTCTATCGTCATTTATGTTGCCAACCATCTCATCGATAGTGCCAGCGTTAAAACCGCCTAGCTGTGGTAGATCAATTTCATCACCGATGCAGATAGTTCTATGAGGTCGCCACTTAGCTAAAAAACGGCCTACTGATTTAACACTTGCTTCATTAAAAAAGGGTACTTGCAGATCTGATACAAACGCTATGCGCTTAATTATCATCCTCATCTTCGTAGGGGTTATGGTCTGGATTAACTGGATCAAAGTCTGGACTAGATGGTGTTAGCCAGTCTGGAAATACGTTTTTATCGCACATCCCTAGAGCTTGATCTACTGGGAATCCTGCACGTCTTAGGCTTAAATAAAACTCACGCAACGAGATGGCATAGGTATCTAACTTAGTATTAATTTGCTCATGGGTGTATTTACCCTTGCGCTTATTAACCTTCTTGCGCTTGCGTGCGGTTGCCATATTGCTATTGTCGCTTATTCATGATAAGGAATAGATCATCGACACGCTGTTCTAATCTAGTTAACTGATCTTTCATACTAGATCCACCATTAGGTCGTAGTTCGTTTAACCAACCTTTAACGAGAAAACGTAATCCGATTAGCCCGCCTGATAGCACGGCCATAACGCCAGCGCCAAAGCCAGCCCATTCTGCTGGACTCATTTTTCATTAGTACCGATAACATCGGATTTGTCTAAAGCCCTAACTGCTGGACCAGCGAAAGCTGCAACTATTACAGACAGTGCTGGGTCTAAACCTAATTCATTACTTGCTAAAAATGTTAAGAAAGATACTAATACCCCACGTGCATAGGATTTTAGTATGGCTTTTTGTTTCTTGCTTATCTTCATATTTTGCCCCCTAGTAGTGGTATATCGAACTCTCTGCCGTCTTTGTCGCCTGCTTTAGTAAAGCTGATATGGATGTGCTTTGTGTGTTTATTAAAACCCTTGTACTTGCGCCACTTGAAATTAAGTATCCTGCTAGCAATCATGCCATTATGGATTATGTAAGATATACGCTTATCGGTTTTCGCACATTTTCTGATCTGGTCAGCCAGATATATTGAGATCCCTTCGGATGAATCCAGGCGAGAATCCACATCAATGGCTCTGACACACCCAGATTTGTCTGGATTATGATCCGATTTGGTGGCGCTATGACGAGCATCACCAATCCACCCATCACTGGTAGAGCGGCGATCTGGATACCAGGTA